ATCAGCATCATCTATATAAATTTCTGTAGCAGATGCGTATGTACCATTGTTAAATGCTATTTCACCAGCACCAGGATCTGCATCAGATGTACCTGTATCAAACTTATAAAAATATCCTGGTATTGCACCATCTTCACCAGATGCTACAAAAGAAATAAATACTTTATCTTCATTAGCAAAAGTACCAGCAGTATCTATGTAAACTAAACTTATTTTTGAATAACCACTAGCATCTGTTATTGCACCAGTTACTTTAAATACCATCCAAGTATCTAATGTATTTGCTTTTGATATTCTTATTCTTCCTCTGTTAGTATCATTACCTGTAACATCATCCCAGCTTTGTACCCATGCCGAAACATCTGTACCATTAAATTCTAAATCATCTATGTACATTTCAGTTGCACTAGATATTGTTGCATTATTTAATCTAAAAAATCCTGCTCCAGGATCAGCGTCTGCTGTTGTTGTTGAATATTGAAACATTGCACTATCTCCACCAGCAGGTAAAAAGTCTGCAACTGTTGTTAAATTACCAGAACTATCAAATCCTAATGTCTTAGATGCTCTACTTGTTGCACTATCTGTAAACTCTGATGATGTAATTGTATTTGTTCTTGAAACCTTAAACGATCTATCTAGCTCCTCTTGCATCTGTTGGATGGTCATAGTTGCACGATCCAAACCCTCTTCATGTGATTCCGCAGGGAATGGATCATTGGCAATGTAATCTATTGCCTGAGTTTGCGGAAC